GCGTGGTTTCTTTGCTACAATCAAGACGAATTACCCGCCGGAATGGAAGCAATTAACGTATCAAAGGATTGGAGCCGGGAGCCGTGCGGAACGTGCAACATGGGTTCCGTTGAGGTTTGGCGAGAATTGACAAAGTATTTGCAAGTAACGCCGTTTATGTATAATGCGCCGGAAACGTTCGCAGAATACCCGGAGTTATGGGATATTGCATACACGATGTACACACGAACCCAAAATTACGGGCTGAATTGCGAAATTACTATTGGATGCGATTTAACGGATTTCATTATTTCCCAAAGGCAGATTTTCCAAACGGTAATACAAAGACAAGTTGCTGCAATTGCATTGCGGACGTTGGCAATGAACCCCAACGTAAGGGTTAACCGCAATCAATCAAACGCAACCCGGATGGATATTTTGTATGAGTTGGACGGCAACACGTCCGGCGTTCGTCCCGGCGGTTTAGGTTACGACCTTAAAAAGTCTTATGAGGCGTTGCAAATAGATACGCAAGGGTTAGACCGTATCTGTTTAGCCTGCAATAACCGTGGGGTAAGATACAGAACCGTGTAATTATATAATTCAAAGGGAAAGTTGTATATAATTTCATGTAAAAGTTGTATTTATGAAACGGATAACCGATTTGCGAAAAAGGGTTGCGGATTTCAACGAGGCTTTGACGTCCGGGCGGATAATACAAAACATTATATGGGACAATGAGGCATATATAGTTGATTTGAACGCCGAGGAACAATTGTTTGAACAAGGTATTAACCGTTTGGGCGTCGAAATTTCGGATTATGCACCATACAGCCCCGTAACAATCGCAATTAAAGAGGCTAAGGGACGGCCGACAAACCGGGTAACGTTACGGGATGAGGGAGATTTTGAAAGTAGTTTTTATTTAGAGGTTGGCGACAAACAATTTGAAATTAAAGCGTCTGACTTTAAAGCAGAGGATTTAATAAAAAAATACGGTCGTCAAATATTGGGTTTAACCGACGAAAATATTTCAATATTGATTTGGAAATATATTTTCCCGGATTTAATGGCAGAAACAAAAAAACAAATTTATGGCAAATAATGTAAAAGCCCCGGTTATTGACAACCCGGAATTGTTAGACCGGATAATTGGAAACATGCAAAACGAATTGGTTGATAATTTGCCGTGGTTGGATTTTGCATTTGGCAGGGCGGAAAGACTTGTTAAATACGACGGGAACCAAAAGCGATATTATACGCCAAATGTTTATTCCGGCAATAACGATTATATGGAAGTAACGCCGGATGCAAATATTGGTAATTTCTGTTTTTTTTGGATTGACGACCCGCAAAGCATAAGTTGGGAACCCGGCGTTGATATTGGGATAAAAACGGCGTTTTCGATTATCTTTTGGTTTGATTATCGAAAGATTTTCAACGAAGCAAGCAACAGAAACAAAGAGGCGTTAAAACGTCAAATATTGGACGTATTAAACGGCGGGTTTTGGTTGCGTCGTGGAGGCTATAAAATAAACAAAGTCTATGAATTGGCGGAAAACATTTACCGGGGGTTTTCTTTGGACGAAATAGGCAACCAATTTTTAATGCACCCGTTCGGCGGATTCCGGTTTGAGGGCGAATTGAGTATTGGAGAAACATGTAAATTGTAGTATATGGAACATTTTATTTATAACATTATCGTTGTCGCATTAATAGCGGCTTTTGTGCTGACGTTATTACGCAAATGGGGCGTCATTGAATGGGTACAGATTCACGGGAACGATTTCTTTTCAAAGATGTTTAATTGCGATTTCTGTTTGTCGTGGTGGGCGTGCGTTTTGATTTGTTTCTTTGCGTTGATATTTACCGGGGACCTCTCATTTTTGGGCGTTCCCTTTTGTAGTACAATGATAACACGTGTTTTGCTATGAATGAAGAATATGTAAAAATTAAGGATTACCCATATTATATTAGCAATATGGGTAATGTAAAAAATAAAACAGGTAGAATATTAAAACCTAAAATAACAAATAAGGGTTATTTGTCGGTAGCATTATACAACGCTAATGGTAAGCGGTGGTGTTATATTCATAGACTTGTAGCAATGCATTTCCTTATTAACTCTGAATTAAAGCCTAATGTTAATCATATTGATTGTAACCCGCTTAATAACAACGTTGATAATTTAGAATGGTGTACGCAATCTGAAAATATTAAATATTCAGATAGTTTAGGGCGTTGTAAAATAAGAGATTATAGATATTGTGAAAGTGGAAAAGGACATGGGAGAAGTTGTCGTATAATATGCAAAAAAGGTGATAATATACAAATATTTGAAAGTATAAATATCGCTGGTATGAAGTTGGGTATATCACACCAAAATATATGTAAATGCTTAAAAAGGGAAAGGAAAACCGCAAAAGGATATAGTTTTAGGAGGGCATAATATGAAAGAATGTATTATAAATAAACATAATGTTGTATTGTATGATAGTATAGACGAATTGCCGATGTTGCGTTTCCACAAGTATAACAAAATGCTTTTGGTTGACGCCGGGGTTGGTTCCGATTTGTCGGATTTTGACCGACATGTTGAAAGGATAATACGTTATTTGAACAGCCCAACGCCAAACATGGCAACCGTTGAGTTGGAAAATATGCGCCAAAACATATATTTCATTCAATCCGAGGTTTCCCCCCGGCATTTGGCTTTTGCCGTGTTGGTTAAATCAATAAATGGTAAACCCCGAAATGATTTGTCAGATGATGGATTGCAACAAACAATGAGTCTTTTTAAAGACGTTGCAAATTCAGAGATAACCGCCCATTTGGAAGCGGTTAAAAAAAAAATAGACGATGAATTGCGTTTGTATTTTCCCCGGTTGTTCGATGATGCGACATTGAAAGAGTATTACGATAAATTGAAACAAAGAACGATTGTTGTATTACGCACAATAATAGACGGTCGGACAACCGAGGCGGACGCAAAAGAGATTGACGACATTACGTCGGAGTTGATAACCTATTTCAACCCGCAGACGTTTACCGGTCCGGAAAGCGTGGAAATTAGGCATGACATACAATTTGAAAATATGTGTTTGATATTGTCCCAAAATTTGCATGTTGACCCAAAGAAATTTACCGTTTTGGAATATTACAACGCATTTGAGTATATCAAGGAACAAGCCAAAAAAGCAAACAAGCAAAAAAGGGCAAAATAAGGAGATTTCCGGCGTTTTTATTTTTAGGCGATAAATTACACATTTGAGAAAAGAAAATGCAACAGACGGGGAATTTCCCGTAAATAACTAAATAATCGGCGTATGACAGATAATAACAACCCAATCAAATATTCGGATTTAATAAGCCCGGATAATTCGATTACAGATTTGATAAAACAATTGGATGAACTTTCGGACACCTATACAAATGCACTGAAAAATATCAAAGCCGAGGCAATACAATTGGCGGAGATTCTGAAAAAGGTTTCCGGCGCAACGGAGGACGGGCGAAAGACAATCAGAAAAGCCGCAGACGATGCGGAACGTTTGGCACGTGCGCAACGTGATTTGGCGTTTGCAGAAAGCGGGAACGCCAAAAAGTTAGCCGAGTTAAAATTGGCACAGCAGGAAGCGAACCGAATTAATAAACTGATTGTGAAAATAAATCAATCCGCCGAGGGTAGTTATAACCGTTTATCGGCGCAATATTCATTGAATAAGATTTATTTAAACGACATGACTAAAGCCGAACGGGAAAACACCGAGGAGGGGCGAAAATTGGTTGCACAAACCAAAGAAATATACGAAGAAATGAAACGTTTGCAGGAAGCAACCGGGAAATTTCAATTGAACGTCGGAAATTATACGGAGGCGTCCGACGCAATTATTGCGTATGGCGACAAATTAAAAGAAACGTTAGGTTTAAATAGCGCATTTGGCGAAAGTCTTTTGGCGTTAGGACGTGGCGGGGCTGAAAGTAAAGCCGTTTTTACAGCTATTGGCGACGGGGCAAAAGCATTGGGAAAAACTTTGTTGGGATTACTTTCAAACCCGGTTTTTTTGGCGATTGCCGGAATTGCGGCGGCGGGTGCGGCGTTTAAATGGTGGTACGATTATAACGCCGGGTTAGTTGAGGCAACGAGATTGACGCAACAATTTACCGGGAAAAGTGGCGATGATTTGAAAACGTTTAGAAATGAGGTGCAAGCCGTCGCCGATTCATTCAACGCAGATTTCCGGGAAACATTGATTGCAACAAACGCATTATCAAAACAATTTGGTATTTCTGCAAATGAGGCATTGCAATTGGTTAAGGATGGGTTTTTAGCCGGAGGCGATGCGAACGGGGAATTTTTAGACACGTTGAAAGAATACCCGGCATATTTCAAAGAGGCGGGAATATCAGCAGACCAATTTGTTGCAATTGTTACCCAAACAAACAAAATGGGTATCTTTTCAGACAAAGGCGTTGACGCAATTAAGGAGGCAAATTTACGTTTGCGTGAAATGACGACGGCGACGGCGGCGGCTTTGGATGGTATTGGTATTTCGTCGGAACAAGTTCAAAAAGATTTGCAGGCCGGAACCAAAACGACATTTGATGTTATACAAGACGTTTCCGCAAAATTGGCAGAATTGCCGGATAATGCGGGAACGGTCGGAGCTGCAATTGCAGATATATTCGGGGGGCCCGGAGAGGACGCCGGATTGCAGTATTTGCGCACGTTGAAAGATATTTCAACAAACATGGATGAAGTAAAAGGGAAAGCCGGAGTTTTGGCGCAATTGCAAGAGGAACAATTGCAAAGCCAAATTGAGTTGCAAAACGCATTATCCGGGTTGTTTGACGCAACCGGAGGAAATTTTGAAACGTTGACAACGCAGGCAAAAGTTTTTGTTAACCAAGGATTGACGGCGATAATAAAAGGGGTTATTGATGTTGTCAATTACTTGATTGAGTTATACAATGAAAGTGTTTTGATACGTGCAATTTGGAATGGGATTGTTGCCGGATTCAAAACAACATTTGATACGTTGGGAAATTTGTTTGGATTCTTTATTGATATAGTCAAAGCAACCGGAACCGCATTAAAGGGGGCGTTTACGTTAGATTTTGACGAAGTAAAAAAAGGATTGGCAGATTATGCAGCAGCGTACGGAAATTTGGTTAAAGCCCAAGTTAAAGACATAACAGAAAATTTCCAAGAGGGTTTGGATGGTATGCAAAAGAAAATAAAACCGTTAACAATCCCGGTTTCTGTTGGAGATACCCCGACGCCACAAACAGACAATAAGCCCGTAACGACACAGAACCCAACCGTAAAGCCAAGGGGTAAAAGCGATGCGGAAAAGGCAGCAGAACAACAAGCAAAGCAAATTGAAGCTGCATATAAAAAGAATTTGGAAGCAACCCGAAAATTGCAGGACGCACAATTGCAGTTGGAAACCGACGAATGGGCAAAGCGTCGCCAACAAACGCAATATCAGTATTCCCGCCAAATTGAGGATTTACAACACCAATTGCAGACCGAAAAGGATTTGAACGAAACCGGACGTCAAGCGATAAACGCCACAATTACGGCGTTGGAACAGCAACAAACCGAGGCGTTATTGAAAATCGAACAAGACCGACAATTGCAGGAATTAGCGTTACAGAAAGAAAGCATTGAATTACGTTTGCAAGCAGTCAAAGAGGGAAGCGAGCAAGAAAGACAATTGCGGATGCAGTTGTTGGAAAACGAAAGACAAACCGCATTATTACAGAACCAACAGAAACCGACCGGGCAACAGCAGGACGCCGCGGCGATTAATGCAAGTTTTGACGCAAAGGGAGCCGGAATTGAGGACGAATATTTGCAAGCGCAATTACAGATATTCGACCAACAACAAGCGTTGGCACAATCGGAGTTTGATTTGTTGAGAAATTCAGAAGCCCGGAAAACTAAATTCCGTTTGCAAGCAGAAAAGGAACGTTTGCAAAAGGTTTTAGAATTAAATCAGCAAGCCGCCAATAAATTGCCTGATGTTGAGGTACAAACAATTCAAAACACTATTAAAAAAATAGACCAAGAAATTGAGCAATCCAAAGGGGAGGAACGAGGAACAGACATTTACGGTTTGTTTGGGCTTAATTTGGACGACGACCAAAAAGAGGCAATTAATACGTCTATGCAATACGCATTGGATGCGTTAAATACATTCACGGCGGCACGTGTTGCCGCAGCAGATGCAGCCGTTGAGCAAGCGGATAAAGAGGTTTCCGCCGCACAATCGGCGTTGGATGCAGAATTGGAAGCAAGGGCAAACGGGTACGCCAATAATGTTGTACAAGCGCAAAAGGAGTTGGATTTGGCAAAGAAAAACCAAGGAAAAGCGTTGAAAGAACAACAGAAAGCGCAAAAACAGCAGGCAGCAATACAAACATTGCAGCAAATCGGAAACATGGTAACAGCAACGGCGCTGATATGGTCACAATTAGGTTTCCCGTTTGCAATACCTGCAATTGCCGTAATGTGGGCGAGTTTTGCAGCTTCTAAAATCAAGGCGACGCAATTGGCAAAACAGACCGGAGAAACCGGAGGAACGGAAACATACGGCGACGGTACCGTTGAACTTTTGGAGGGCGGTTCGCACCAAAGCGGAAATGATATTGATTTAGGAACGAAACCGGACGGAACCCGCCGACGTGCCGAGGGAGGCGAATTTTTCGCCGTGATAAATAAACGAAGTTCACGCCGTTTCAGAAAGATAATACCGGACGTTATCAATTCGCTAAACAATGGTACGTTTGCACATAAGTATTTAAAATCATATTCAGACGGCGACGGTTTGACGTTAAACGTTACCGGACAAAGCCCGGATTTACGCAATTTGTCGGATGATGTAAGGGAAATTAAGGAACAGAACCGACGACGGGTTTACGTGGATGGCGACGGAAATACGATTGAAAGTTACAAGAATTTGAAACGTAAAATAAAAAGACTATGACACCAAAATATAGATTCTTTTTGCAGATAGGGGAGGACGGAACCAAACAAACCGTCCGCCCCAATTATAAGGATGATTTAACGTTGGATTATGAGTTGGAAACAAATCAAAGGTTTTACCGGGCTAAATTGTCCGGTAAAATAAACTTTGTCCGTGCTGATTACGATATTATCAATGACGCCCCGTTTGATTCTGAATTTTTCCTATATATCGAAAAAAGCGATGATTGGGGACAAACATACAATCAATACTATAAAGCAAAGTTTATGAAAACGGATTGTACGTTTAATGATGATGATAAATTGGTTACGGTACAGCCGGAAACAATAGACCAATACAACGACGTTTTGGCAGGATTGGAAAAGGAATACAATTTAATTGAGTTGGCCCCACAAATCGAATTTCTTACAATAAGAAAACGCCCATTGATACAAATATACGTTCCCGGAGATAGTATTGTTTCGTGCTTTTTGGGCGGCACGAATTGGGAACAAGACGCAAACGCCACGACTGACCAAAACGCATTAATACAAACCTATCATTTTGCACTATGTAATATTTTGAAAGAAATACGAATTACGTCGCACGGTTCCCCGGGGGTAATATCCGGGCTTTATGTTGGGCGGATGTTGACGGGTGCAAGTCCTGGTGAATTTATGGGAGATTTATACCAGGAATTAAATGTAAATTATTATATCCATATTGCACAAAAACTATCTGCGGGTGGGGTACCTATTGGGCTAGCAGGTGTTGAGATACGCCGCCGTTCTGATAATGTGGCAATGTTCCGGTTTACAAAGATAACGCAAGAACCTTTTGATACGTTGGAATTTGATTTAACCGCCGTTGAGGGTTCCGGAGCAACGGGTACGATGCACGCCGATATGAAAAGTTATAATATATACGCCCGATATTTGGTTGATGTTGATAAAATAGGCGATTTAGATACATACCCGTTGCCGTCCGATGATATTGTAGATAATAATAGAAATTACCGCCGGGCAATTGGTTACGCAATCGACGTGGCATTTATATCTAAAAATTTTTCAGATACGCCGACCGAGTGGGGATTAGCCGACAATGGAAAGTATTTTGAGCCGCCTTATTCCATATATGGACAAACGTTTTATCCAATCGCCCGGTCAACGTGGCGTTATGCGTCGTTATGGTTTGGGTTTTATCTGATGGATTGGATATTAGAGGAAAAAGCCCGAAAAGCATATACTTTGCGTGATGCGTTTACATTGTCGTCATGTATCAATGTGCTATTAAAAGAATTTGCGCCCGGAATAACGCATGAAGCGACGCCGGAATACAGCCAATTTCTTTATAACACAAACAATCCTATTTCCTGGCAGTCATTTAAGTTGCTAATAAGTCAGAAAAGTAATATCATTAATGGCGAATATAAAACCCCGGCGCAAAAAGCCCCGATTACATTACAACAGATTATGACGATGTTACGGGATATTTACAAATGTTATTGGTATATTGAGGACGGAAAATTTAAAATTGAACAGGTAAGTTGGTTTAGAAATGGCGGTTCGTATGGATATAACCCGATTATTGATTATGATTTAACACAATTAGAAAACGTTAGGAACGGCAAAAAATTAGCTTTTGCAACGTCTGAATATTCATTTGACAAAGTAGAAATGCCGGAACGTTATCAATTTGAGTGGATGGATGATGTAACAACACCATTTGAGGGTTTACCAATAGAAATTACGTCCAAATATGTAACAGCCGGAAAGATAGAAGAAATAAATATTTCCAATTTTACGTCCGATATTGATTTGATGTTGTTAAACCCCGGTGCAATTAGTTTGGATGGATTCGCATTGTTTGCGGCGGTTATGCCGTCCGGAGGTGGACAATTGGAATTGCCGTTTACAAGAAAAACCGTTGATGGCGTAGACTATTTTTTGCAAAATGGATATTTAGCGTTTATCAATATACAACCGACATATTGGGTTTATGATATGCCCGCACGGAATTTCAAAATAAATAATTCCCCATATTATGCTATGGGAGGATTGGAACGTAAAAAGAAACAAACATTGAATTTCCCGGCAGGAACCACAGACCCAAACCCGATGCAGTTAGTTAAAACATATATCGGTAACGGTCAAATTGATAAACTTTCAGTAAATTTGTGTAGTCGAAACATTAAAGCAACGTTGAAATATGATACAGAATAACAATATAAGCGTATTACCGTGGTACACGTCAATAAACGAACAGAACCACAGAAAAAGTTACGCATACGACGCAATTTACCCGTTGTTTGCCCCGGCTGATAGATTGTTGCCGTTTCAGATAATCAGAAACACACGGGCAAATAATGTATCGTCGGTTATATTGTACGATAAAACCGGAAAACAAGTTGCAAACATAACAACGTATATGAAAGAAACCGGATTGCAGGTTGTCCGGTTTCAAACGTTGGGTTATGATGTTATATTGTACCCGTCAATATTACCCATGCCATTAAATCAGTTGGACGGAATATATTATATGACGTTATCGGATGGTTTGCAAACGTGGTATTCTGAAATGTTCACGGTCGTACAAGACGTTTCCGGTTACTTAAAAATACAATGGTGGGATATTGAAAATTTGGTATTTGACGCCGGGAAAATAGTATATAAAAACCCGGATTTCAAAAATACGTTGTACCTTTGTACAGAGTTGGGAAAACCGGATTATGAATTTGAAGAGGATGGCGAAGAACGGGACGGGTATTTTTTCCCGGAAAAACAAATATCAGTCAAAACGTTTAAATGTACGATATTGGCACCGGAGTTCCTTTGCGACGTTATGCGTTTTATCCGTATGGCTGATTACATTCACATAACAGATAAATACGGCAGGGAATACGATTGCGACACGTTTCTAATTACCCCAAAATGGCAGACGCAAGGGGATTTGGCGAGCGTGGAAATTGAGTTTAAAACAAATACCGTCGTTAAGAAAATAGGACGTGGGTATATTACAACAGCAGACAAAGGAGATTTTAACGGCGATTTCAATAATGATTTCAAGAACAATTAAATTAATTAGATTATGGGAAATTACGAACAATTAAAACAAGCGGTTTCCGATGTTATTAAAACAAACGGGAATCAAGAAATTACCGGGGCAATATTGAAAAATACTTTATTGACTATTATTTCAACGGTAGGTAATAACGCAACATTTGCAGGAATAGCAACGCCCGATACAAATCCAGGTACACCCGATGAAAATATATTTTATATTGCTACCACTAAAGGACAATATGTTAATTTTGGAGGAATTGAAGTAAATAATGAAGCTGTAATTCTGCAAAATAAAAATAACACATGGAGAAAAAAAACAACCGGGATTGCATTAGCTTTAAATGTTGATAAACTTTCAAGACAATTATATTTCAATGATGTTTATTTAGCAAACAAAAAAGAATTTAGGAACTTATTTTCATATACACCGTTAGAACCAACTTTGGTAGAAGAAAATAAATTAATACGTTCAAATGGGGAATTAGAAGAAAAGGACGAATCGTTAAAAAATAGTTATAATGTTGCATATTTTGATGTGTTAGAAAATAATAAATATTATATATCATGCCCAATAGGAGGACAATATGCTAATTTAATGTTTTTATCATTTATTGATGAAAACGGCTCAATAATATTTTCAGAATGTAACGCAGAAAACACAAATACAAAAGAATTTGTTTTTACTGCAAAAAAGAGTGGAAAACTAAGGATATGTTATCGTAATTTTGATAATTTATTAGTATATAAAGATGTACAAATAAACAATAAAAACTTCGTATGGTATGATACGCAAACAGAGTTTGACATATATAATATATTTGGCTATAAGGGACGAGCATATAATTCAATAGTTGATATTAAATTTTATAATTGTGATAGTAACGAAAAAAGAGCATTGTATGTTGTTCGGAATGGCAGAAAAAACGACAATATATTAAACATACGTACAAGCGTTTTAAAAAATGATGTATGGGAAGTTGAATTTGAATACAAAGTAAATGATGTAAACATAATTAATCCGAAGAGAAATGCTATATTTGATGTTGAAATAAGAAATGGTATAAAGAAATGTATTATAACATTTAATTCAGCATACATTGATAAGATTGATGGCAGTCAAATAGTAGATAATATAAACGCTAATCCACTATTAATATTTTCCAAAAATTGTTACGTAGAAAACGGGTTATGGTACAAAGAATTTGGGAAAGTTTCATTTCCAATAATGGGGTTTGTAAGTTCAAAAAATAACGAATTTGTAAATCAAGCGGGCTACCATACTTCAGATTTTATAGAAGTAAAAAAATGGAATATAATTTTATCATATCTTTATGGTTCTGTAAATGTGTATGCAATTTCACTATATGATGAAAATAAAAATTTTATAAAAGGCTTTTTGCCTAGTTCTACAATTCCGCAAGTAATGGGCACTAATTATTATATAGTTAAAGACGATAATGTAAAATTTGCCCGTGCCACAGCATCTGATACCGTATTAGATTTGTCATATCTTATTATTAGTGATAGGATGCCAATTGAGGTATTTAATTTCGTTAAAAATGATGGTAATGATTTAACAAAAAATTATCTATTAAAAAAAGAACGTCATTCTGTAAACTTTTCTTTTGATGATGGGCATACAAATGATACATTAATAAAAAGTGTGTTTGATAAAAAAGAAATTAAATGTGGATTTGCGCCAATAGCTGCAAATAATAGATATATAGAATATAATAAAGAGGGTTTTGAAATATTGGCACACGGTACAACTCCATTAAATAACGCAACAGAAGAACAAGCAAAAACGGCTTTTATTAAAGGTAAAAGTGTTGTTGAAAGAATGGGAATAATATGTAATGGTTGGGTAACCCCGAGTTCGCAATTAAAAGAAGATTTACACCCATTGGTATATGATTATTTTAATTATGGTTTTACTACTTATAAAGGTAAAACAATAAAAGGACAAGTTCAAACGCAAAATTTAAAATCGTATGATTTATGGCGTATTAGTTTAGCAACATTAAAAGATAATTTAACAATTATAGATGAAGCGGTTTCGCTAAACGGGGTTGTTTCCGTTTATGCCCATGGTTTTGAAATAGACAATTTGTGGACAATACAAGATTTGGAAAATGTTATAGACTATGTAAAAGCAAGAACAGAGATATTAATCCCATATGAAAGTTATATAAAACTTTATTCAATAAGACACAATGAACAATAATAAGTTATATGGAAAGAATATTTCATTGGGAACAATGGCGTATAATCGCCATTTCCACGGTTAGCCCGTTATTTGGGTATTTAACCCCGACAAAGGGTTTTGTTTATGCGTTAGTAGTAATGTTTGCGCTCAATATTTGGGCGGGAATGAGGGCGGACGGCGTGGCGATTGTGCGATGCAAAAACTTTTCGTTCCGGAAGTTTAAAAACGCATTGTGCGAATTGCTTTTGTATCTGTTTATTGTGGAGGCGATTTTTGTAATAATGAAAAATTGCGGCGATGAAAATGTGGCGATTGTCGTTGTTAAATCGCTTACATATGTATTTATGTACGTTTATTTACAAAATGCGTTCCGGAATCTGATTATTGCGTACCCCCGGAATTTGGCGTTACGTATTATTTACCATGTTATCCGTTTGGAGTTTACAAGGGCTTTGCCGTCGCATTTGCAACCGATAATTGACAGATTGGAAAAAGAATTTGGGGACGCCCCCAACAAAAACAATAAAAAAAAAAGGAGAAAACGAAAATGAGTAAAGTTGTAATTCTTGAAAACGGCCACGGCGTAGATTGTGCCGGAAAACGTTCCCCCATTTGGGGGGACGGTACCCAATTGTTTGAATGGGAGTTTAACCGTGATATTGTACGCCGTATTGCGGCGATGTTGAAAGCGGAGGGAATAAAGTTTGAAATTTTGGTACCGGAGGACAACGACGTATCATTACCGGAACGTTGCCGACGTGCAAACGTTATCCATGCAGATTGCGGCAACAACGCCGTTTTGTTTAGCGTTCACGGGAACGCCGGAGGCGGCACCGGGTGGGAATGTTATACAAGCGTAGGACAAACGAAAGCGGATGCAATCGCAACCGTTCTTTGTAAGGAGGCGGAAAAAGAGTTTGCCCCGGATGGTTGGAAAATGCGTTTTGATTATGTGGACGGCGACCCGGACAAAGAAAGCCAATTTTATATTCTGAAACATACTGTTTGCCCGGCGGTATTATCTGAAAATTTCTTTTTTGATAATGAAAAGGATTGCCGTTTTATGATGAGCGACGACGGAAAAGAAAGGATTGCAAAGGTACATTTTGAAGCAATAAAGAAAATTGTATGAAAAAGTATTTGATTTGGACGGCAATTGCGATGGTAGTTGCCGCCGTTGCAACAATATGGGTGCAACGAACGAAAATTGAAAAATTGACGGACGAACGGAACAGATACCGGGGAAATACAGAAACATTGTTGCAGGACGTCGAAACGTACAAAACAAAGGATAGTTTGAACGCCGCCAAAGTTGGGGTTTTGGAGCTGAAATTGTCAGAGTTTGAAAAATACCGGGCGAGCGATGCGGAGTTGATAAAGACGTTGCAGACAAAGAACCGGGAGTTGGAAGCCGTTACAACGGCACAAATGGAAACAATAACCAAATTGCGGGGAACCGTCCGGGACAGCATTGTATATTTGCCCGGAGATACGACAACAATTGTTCTGAAATGCGTTGATATTTCCGACCCGTGGTTTTCATTAAAAGGATGCACGACGCCGGACGGGGAGTTTACCGGGACATTTGTAAACCGTGACAGCATTTTAGTTGCTGCAACCGTACAATATAAACGGTTTTTGGGGTTCCTTTGGAAAACCAAGAAAATAAAGAACCGGGAAATTGATGTTATCAGCAGGAACCCGCATACAAAAATAATGGGGGTTGAATATATAGAGATAGAAAAATAACTATCTTTGTATCGAATTACATTTGACCACATAATTAGAGATTGTTTTCAAGGATTAGCCGGGTTTGCCCCGGCTTTTTTCGTTTTGCCCATTTTTAGCCCCGTAGCGGGCTTTTTTTATTCCGGTGGATAAATTTATATCTGAGCAAAGAAAGTGGCTTAAATCGAAAATTCGCCAAAAATAACTATCTTTTGGACCAAAAGAAAAATTTTTTATGCGTTTTGCTCAAAATAAAAAGAAATTCTTTTGGTAATTAAAATAAAGGTTGTATATTTGCATTGTCAAACAACAACGACGGGGCGTTTTCCCCGAACATTAAAAGAAAAATCAAAATGGCAACAACAATTTATAACGGTTTAGAATATTCAACAAAATCAATCAATCGCAATTTCCGTATCAAGGTTAACGGAATAGTTGACGGAAAAAAGATAAATAAATTGGTCGGCGTAAAAGGATTGATTGAATTGATTGGCGTTGGAATGGCAAACAAAATGTTGCGCCGTGCGTTCAATGGAAAGGACGACAAAACCGTATGTAAATTGCGTCGTGGTATCAAAATTTCATTCTACATTAAATAATATCCGACCGGGCGGGTTCCCGGAACCAAATACAAATTCGTATGAGTTCAGAAAAAAGAAACAAGTTAAGCGAGATTTTCAAATTGGAGTGGCAGTTCGTAAAACGCAATGGTTATAAACTTTCAGAGGCTTTAAAATGTGCATGGTTGAACATTAAGTTGAAAGCCGAAATGAAAAAACGAATTGTAAAATTCTACTTTCAGAAAATAGACGGTTCATTGCGTGAGGCATACGGAACCACAAACCCGGAAACAATCCCGGCAACAACCGGAACCCGGAAACCCGCCGACACGGTACAAACGTATTTCGATACAGAAAAGCAGGAATACAGGTGTTTCAAAAAAGCTAATTTAATTCGTATTGCATAATCAACGCCGGGGATTTCCCCGGCAAAAAAAACAAATGATATGAAAACAATAAACAACATTGATGATTTAAGCGAAAGCGCAATTAATAAACTTTATTCATTTAGAAATTGGGCTGATAAAATGTCCGAAAAATGCCCGGAGGACGGAAAAGAATTGCAATGTGGCACAAATTTACATTGGTTGTTTTCTCAAATTTCCGCCTCAATTGAATGTATATTGCAGGATTTATAAATTATTTGTTATGAGATACGCATTAAGAAAGCAGGATAAAATAAAAGCAGTATTGGAAACCGGATATTACGGCGAAATTTACAAATGGTTGTATTATCAGAGTAAGAAATAAAAAGCCCCCCGGCGTCATAAATCAATATGCACCGGGGGAATTTTACGCAGTAACCGAGAGCGATATTTGGTTGATGCGGTACCACAAAAATATATTGTTTGCCGTAAATTGCAAAACAACCCGCAAAAATAAATTTGAAATAAAAGTATTTATTTTTGGTAATTAAAGAAATATTTATACCTTTGCATTGAAGTTAAGCCCACGCACGGGGATAGTGCGAAATAATATGAATATCAGAAAAGACAAAGAATTGAACATTTTGGCGAAAGCAGCCGGAAAGAAAGCAACAGAAGTTGAAACAATCATTGTAAACCAATTAATCCAAAAGGAAATGATACAAGACGACCCGGAATTTTGGGGATGCACTTTGTTTGATAGTATCGAACGTGACGTTCCGGTTTCTGATGTTGTCGGCATTATCAAAGCAACCGGAATTTCGGTTGTACGTTCCGAACATTTGGACGCATTTCTGAATTTGGTATTGGTCGGAAAAGGAGATTGCCCGGTATGTGGCGGAGAAATGGAAGTTACCGACGCCGATTATAAATGTTGCGGCGGCGATGGGTATTTAACCCCGTATGAATACGAACCGATATTTGAGGAAAAAACCTGCAAACATTGCGGACACGTAGAATAATAACCATAAAAATAAACAATATGAAATTAAGAGTAAATGAAGCAATCGCCCGTTCCGAGGCGAACGGAAAAAAGGTATTGAAAAAGGATATTGCAGCTCGTTTATTTGAGGGCGCAAGCGAAAGCGCACAGCAGGTAAATATGACAAATCTTTGCAACGGGACAACCAAAAGGATTGTTCCGGAATGGGTAGTAATAATTTGCGAAATGTGCGGTTGTTCCGCCGATTATCTGTTTGGAATGGAGGATTAAAACCATGAAAAAGAAGTTTATCGAAAAAATGGAAAAGATGGTTGATGTTTTCTTTTCCGATGCGTGGCAAGCAAAGGTTTTTGCAATGATATTTAGCATTTTCGGAGTAATATGTTTTATTGCCGGATTTTGGAATTATATCCATTTTTTGTTTTATGCAATGTGTGGATTAATGGTTTATGTATTGTTTAACGAATTAAAGAGCAAATAACATGAGAGCGAAAAAGAAACAGCCGGAAAACCCGGAAAAAAGTATTGCAAACACAATGGGTAACGCAGTAAATGCGGTTAAGAAGTTGGCGGAAGCAATGGGACAATTGCCCGCCGATAAATTCCCGGAAATAAACGATGAACAACAGATTGTCCCCGGATTGGATGCCGTCGAAATAGAACAGCCCGCCGGGGCTTTTGAAATTGTGCCGGGCATGACGGTTGAGGAAATGACGGCAATGTTCTTTGATGGCGCATTAATCGAACCGCCGTATAAAGTATGGCAGCTAAACAGCAAAGGACACCGATATTATTACAAGTTTGACGACAACGGAACCCCGGAATTTTATCCGTCAGTTACAACCGTATTATCGCAGACAATGCCAAAATCGGAATTTCTGATTAAATGGATTGCCGACAAAGGTATTGACGAGGCGGAACGATACAAAGCAGAACGGGCGGCGTATGGTACATTTATGCACGCCCAATTTGAGGAACTTATAATTAACCGGGTTTATGATTTGGACGGACTGAAAGCCAAATTAAAAGATTATATTGATAACAACAAATTGCCAGCCGATTTCATTTATTACGCTGATGATTTCAAAAAGGACATATTGGCATTTGCGCAATTTGTTTTGGATTATGACGTTAAACCGTTAGCCGTGGAAATTGCGTTGGTACACCCCGTTCATAATTACGCCGGAATGATTGATTTACCGTGTACGATGTTATCAAAGCCCGGTTCAAAAGAATACATAAACGCAATTGTGGATTTCAAAAGCGGGCGCAAAGGATTTTACGAAGAAGCGGAAATTCAGTTGCATTTATATGCGATGATGTGGAACGAAAATTTCCCGGATATTCCGATTGACCGTGTTTTCAATTTCAGCCCGAAAGATTGGCGAAAGAAACCGACGTACAATTTGAAAGACCAAACAGACAGCCCGAACGCAAAGAAAATCCCGTATCTTTTGGAGTTGGCAGCAATTGAGGACGAAAAACGGGATAATACATTTACGGCGGTTTCCGGGGAAATATCATTGGATAACGAACCGGATTTGACAAACAATATTGTTTCGCTGACGTTGGCGGAACTTGTTAAAAGCAAAGCCCCGG